ACCTGATGCAGAAGGAGATACTGGAAGGCTATGGCTTTGAGGTCATCCTGACAAGGGACAATCAGGCTACAGACCGGGGGCTCTATGACCGTGGATATGCAGCAAAGGGATGTGTGCTCTTCATCAGTGATCACTCCAATGCCTGCGGTACGGAGAGCGTGGACTATCCCGTGGTGTACCGTGGCTATGACAACATTGGGAACTGTGACAGTCTTGCCCTGAAGCTTGCAAAGGTGATAGCCTCCACAATGGGGACGGTGCAGGCAGGAAGGACAGCGACAAGGAAGGGCTCATCCGGAGGAGAGTATTATGGCGTACTTAGAGGTGCGAGGGCTGCCGGGCTGTCAGACTACTACATCCTTGAGCACTCATTCCATACCAATGCCAAGATGACCAAGTGGCTGCTCAATGATGCCAACCTTAGAAAGCTTGCTGAAGAGGAGTGCAGGGTCATAGCGGAGCATTATGGGATGAGCAATGGCAAGGCAGAGGATAAGGGCAGCATGACCAAGATAACCGGGAAGGCGGAAACCACAGCGGAGCAGATGGCGGCATACATCAAGGCAAAGAATGGCAGCGTTGCACAGAGCGTACTTGACATGATACCGCTGTACCTGTCTGAAGGAGAGGCGGAGAATATCCGTGGTGACATTGCTTTTGCACAGAGCTGTCTTGAGACAGGCAACTTCACCTTCTCCGGGAGTGCTGTGAAGCTCTCACAGAATAATTTCTGTGGCATGGGAGTGACCAAGAACGGGGAGACCGGGAACAGCTTTAGCACGCCACAGCTTGGCATCCGGGCACAGGTGCAGCACCTCAAGGCATACGCCAACACCACGAAGCTGAAGCAGGACTGCATTGACCCACGCTTTGACCTTGTATCCCGTGGCTGTGCCCCGTATGTGGAGTACCTTGGAATACAGGAGAACCCGAAGGGCAAGGGGTGGGCTGCCGGAGCCGGGTATGGCGGAAAGATACTGAAGATACTGGATGCCATCAAGGGAGCCGGGAGCGGTCAGTCAGGAAGCGGCGGACAGGACTCCGGCAAGAAGCCGGATGACGGGGGCAAGCAGCAGGCAGGCTTCACGCCATACCTCATCACTACCACCTGTGACGTGCTGAACATCCGCTCCGGGGCAGGAACCGGGCACAGCGTGGTGGGAGCCATCCGGGAGAAGGCAGGAAAGAAGAACAAGTACACTATTGTGGAGGAAAAGGACGGATGGGGCAGGCTGAAGTCCGGAGCCGGATGGATAAGCCTCTCCTATACCAAGAAAGCCTCATAGTAGTGGGAAGGAGGCGGAGATGACAGCGGATGAACTCACAAGAGCCCTCATTGAAGAGACCACGTTGGAGGACATATCAGAAAGCTACCGCCCTGTGGTGGAAATCATAGGGATTGAGAAGTTCATTGAGCTTAGTGAGTACGCCAAGGGGGATGAGCTCTACTTCCCGAAGACAGAGAACATCATAGCCCCGGCAAGGAACAGGCGTATCAAGAAGGAGTGGAACGGGTACAACTCAAAGCAGCTTGCAGAGAAGTACAACTTGACCACCAAGCAGATAGGGAACATACTGAAGGACGAGCCAATGATAGGGCAGATGAGCCTTTTTGACATGGATAACGGAGAGTGATTTTCCGGAAATGTTTCCCCTAAAGAGTCTTTCACAATGAGTATAAGATAAGAGCATGTACTTAGTACATGCTCTTATTGTTTTGTGCGTTATTCTCAAAAAAAATGACAGAAAAGGAGTGGTTTGCATGACGAATTTCACAGCGGATGTATCACAGATTATCGTCTTCATTGGTGTCATGGCATTTATCGTGTCGGTCATCACGGAGGCACTCAAAAAGTGGACATGGTTTGACCGGAAGGTGCCCACAGCACTGACCGTCATCCTCCTGTCCCTCATCCTCTGCCCGGTCTGCCTGTTGGGGCTTGCGGCATATTACGGGGTGGCTATTGAGTGGTTCATGGTATTTGCATCATTCATAGCAGCCTTCATTGTGGCGTTGGTGTCCATGGATGGATGGGAGAGGGTCACGGAGCTTGCAGAAAAGCTCATCAGGAAGTAGGAGCCTATGGATTATGTTATATCTTTCTCTGATGTGATGGCAGGGGTCATCACCCTTGGCTTGGGGGTGATAACCTTCTTCATCAAGGGGTGGATAGGAAGCCTCAAGAGCAGCACAGAAGAGATAAAAAAGCAGATTAAAGAGAATGATGACAAAGTGAATAAGAGGATTGACAGGTTGGAAGAGGAGACGGATGAGGACATAGCAAACATCAAGCAGGAACTCAATAACATCAAGGGTGACTTTGCTACCACGTTTGTGCTCCGGGAGGACTTCTTCCGTTCCATGAACGGGGTGGAGGACAGGATGAGGAGCATTGACAGCAAGATTGACAAGCTCCTGATGCAGAGCAGCAGAAAAGAGTGAGGTGAACAAAGTGAATGACTTAGAAAAAGCAGAAATCAAGCAGAATAAGGCAATCAGGGGGTACATCATCCGGTGCTTGGTGAAGGGATACAACAACACAGCCCTCACAAGGCAGTTATCCAATGCCATGATAGCAGCCGGGCTCATCATATCCCCGGACATCAGCAAGTATCTTGATTACCTTCAGGGAGCCGGATATATCGAATTTACCGAGGAAAAGGTCACAGCCTACAATGCCTATGCCAATGATGCGGTCATCAAGCTCACCAAGGAAGGCGTAGACCTTGCGGAAGGTACGATTGAGGACAATGGGGTTGATGTCTGATGGGCGATAAGAGAACCAAGCAGAGGATAACCTCAAAGATTGACGAGCTCCCTGAAGGCTTGCGGATGAAAGTGGATGTGATGCTTGCTGACACATCCAATACCTATGAATACATTAGCCAATTCCTGAAAGGGGAGGGCTATGACATATCAAAGTCCAGTGTGGGGAGGTATGCCACCCGGACAAACAACGCCATGCAGAGGCTCCTTGAGGCACAGGCACAGACGGACAGGCTGATACAGGTGGTGAAGGAGAACCCGGAGGCGGACTACACGGAAGCCGCCATACTCCTGACCATGAACGGGCTCCTGAACAAGGTGGCAACCGCAGAGGAGGAGTTCAATGAGATGCCGCTTGACAAGGCAGGAAGGCTCATTGCCTCCCTGTCCCGGACAAAGGTATACAAGGACAGGGTAAGGCAGGACATGAGGCGGAAGGCTGACATTGCCTTCCGGGAGATGGAGTCCGAGATGCTCAAGGTCATCAAGCAGGATGGGAAGTCAGCGGAGCAGCTCAAGGAGATACTGGCAAGGGCAAAGGAGCGGATGATGGAAGATGATTGATATTGACAACTGGATGAGGGAGCTTGAGGAGGACGTGGACACAGAGGCAAGGAGCAATGAGGAGTATCAGACCAAGCTCTTTGAGGAATATGTGCTCCGGGGCTCTGACCATCAGGAGGAAAGGAAAAAACTGAATGAGCGGTACCTGTCCGGGGAGGAGCTCATGGGCGAGCATGGGCTTAGAAAGGAGCTTGCCGCCTTTGACATGTCCTACTTTGGGAGGGCGTACCTTCCCCACTACTTCATCCGGAAGTCCCCACACTTCCATGAGGAGCTTGACGGGATATGGAGCCGGGGCGTGATGAAGGGGAGGAACCCCCTGAAGGAAGCCAAGGTCATCTCAAGGCTGAAGGGCTCCCGGCAGGTCGTGGCGGCTCCCCGTGGTCATGCGAAGTCAACCAATTTCACCTTCAAGGACAGCCTCCATGCCATCCTGTACGCATACAAGCACTACATCCTCATCCTGTCTGACTCATCCGAGCAGGCGGAGGGCTTCCTTGATGACATCAAGACGGAGCTTGAGGACAATGGCAACATCATCATGGACTTTGGCTCCCTGAAAGGGGAGAAGGCATGGAGGACAGGGGTGATACTGACCAAGACGGACATCAAGGCGGAGGCAATCGGCTCCGGGAAGAAGGTCAGGGGAAGGAGGCACCGGAACTGGAGACCTGACCTCATTGTACTGGATGACATTGAGAATGATGAGAACGTCAACACGCCGGAGCAGAGGCGGAAGCTGAAGAACTGGTTTGACAAGGCGGTCTCAAAGGCAGGGGACACCTACACGGACATCATGTACATAGGCACCATACTCCACTATGACTCCCTGCTCAACAACGTGCTTCAGAACCCAAGATATAAGACCAAGAAATACAGGGCGGTCATATCGGAAGCAGCCAATACAAAGCTGTGGGATGAATGGGAGAGCATCTACACCAATCTTTTCAATGAGAACCATGAGGAGGATGCAAAGACCTTTTATGAAGCACATGAGAAGGAGATGCTTCTTGGAGCTGAAGTTCTTTGGGAAGAGAAGCTGTCCTATTATGACCTAATGGAAATTAAGGTCTCTGAAGGCGTGGCATCTTTCAACTCCGAGCTTCAGAATGACCCGATTGACCCGGAGAGTGCAACCTTCAATCCTGAATGGTTTGATTACTACGAGCCGGAGCTCATGGACTTCTCAAGTCCGGAGTTCGTATTCGTGGCAGCAAATGACCCGTCACTTGGAAAAAACAAGAAATCAGACACAAGCTCCATCATCAACCTTGCCCTGTCCACCAAGACCGGGTACATGTATGTGGCGGATGCCTCCGTGGAGAAGCGGAAGCCGGATGTCATCATTGATGATGTGTTTGAGATGAACCGGAGGCTGAAGAGGGACTACAAGAAAGGCTTCTACAAGTTCGGCGTGGAGGTGGTGCAGTTCCAATACTTCTTCAAGGAGGTCATGGCTGCCAAGTCCGCAGAGGAAGGGGAGTACATCCCGATAGAGGAGATACAGTCCACGGTCAACAAGGTGCTCCGCATTGAGTCCTTGCAGCCCGTCATCAAGAACAAGTACCTGAAATTCAACCGGGAGCACAAGACCCTACTGAAGCAGCTTCAGGAGTTCCCCATGGGAAAGAATGATGATGCCCCGGACGGTCTTCAGATGGCGGTGCAGCTTGCACAGAGCATCAAGGCGGTGGCATCAAAAGCAAATTACAAGACAGTCCTTCGGAGACGGTTCCGGATGGGCAAGGGTGCCTATTAGGAGGTGTGACACAGCATGACAAAGAAAAAGAAGAGGAACCGGAACAAGGGGACACCCTTCAATCCGGAGACAGATACAGGCATAAGGAGACCCGTGACCGCAAGGGTGGCGGTGGGGGATGTCAATGACAAGTTCTCTGACTACCCATCCAACGGGCTGACACCACGCAGGCTTGCCCGTATCTTCCGGGAGGCGGATGAGGGCAATGTCAGGGCACAGATGGAGCTCTTTGAGGAGATGGAGGAGAAGGACACCCACCTCTTCTCACAGATGCAGACAAGGAAGCTTGCTGTGACAGGGCTTGATTGGGAGGTGCAGCCATTCTCACAGGATGAGAGGGACAAAGAGGTTGCTGACTTTGTGGATGAGCAGCTCAAGGGGATTGAGAACTTTGACGAGGTGCTGATTGACATGTTGGATGCCATAGGGAAGGGCATCAGCATCATGGAGCTTGCGTGGACGGTAGAGGATGGGAAGAATGTCATTGAGGACATTGAGTATGTGCATCCCAAAAAGCTTGTGTGGGACAGCACAACGGATGAGCTGAAGATATGCACCGGGGAGTACCCGTCAGGCGTGGAGCTCCCGGAGAATAAGTTCGTGGTACATAAGTACAAGGCGAAGTCAGGACATGCAAGCAGGGCAGGCATTATGAGGGTGGTCTCATGGATGTACCTGTTCAAGAACTATGACATCAAGGATTGGGTGAGCTTCTGTGAAGTGTTCGGTATGCCGCTCCGCCTTGGAAAGTATGATGCTTCTGCTTCAGAGGATGACAAGAAGCAGCTCATGGAAGCCATCATCAGCCTTGGGACGGATGAAGCCGGGATTG